GCCCTCACTATCAATGCTAGTCTCATGGGCATGGGCGGCTACTTCTACTGCTACGAAGCAGATGACCTGCCGTTCTTCGCCTTCATGAGCTATGAAGATAAGATGGGCAAGAAATCCCTCACTAAATGGGATAAGGCTGTAGCTACTGCTATCGCTGTCAATAAGTACGTCAGCGACGCTGCTGAGGTGCATATGCACTACAAAGGGGCCGTAGGTGCTGGCTATGGTATCTGTTCCGCACTTGCCTTCCAGGCATGGGATAGTATGTACCGCGCTAGCGGCGTCGATACCGACGCACTCAAGGCGTGTGTTATAGCTTGGCGTTTCGTCTATGAAAACATGGGTCTCGGGGGCTATACCCCTGAGGCTAAGATCTTCATGGCGACCTTAGTACAGGCAGCCCGCGCCTGGGCTGCTGGCGTACCTATGTATAAGTCGGCGCAAGACAGGTTATACTACTCTGCCAACTCTACTAAGCTTGCGGATACGGATCGCCAAGGAAGTGGTGTACCTCCTGCTCAGGCTATGGCTGGCCTTATGCCTGCTAAACTAGCTAAGGAGCCCGCGGTAATCTACCAGCTTATAAAGGCTCGTGCCCGTACTCTCACATACGGTGCTCTCGAACGGGGCAACTTCACTCGCGAGGGCCTTATCATGTCGTCTGCCATATACGGAGCCTTCCGTCGTACTGGCCAGGGCTATGATCCTGTGGCTCCTATGACCCAGGATGACGCAGCTAGTTATGGCGCTGATGAGATCGTTCCAGTTAGTGTGTTCCAAATGGTAAGTGAGTTCCAACTCTCTAATCATGTCAGGAACCCCCAGCTCAAGCAGCTGTTGGAAATCGCAACTGCTGTACATCTCGACCTCGGCGACTACAAACTAGAGCTCGCTGAAGCTGAAGATCATCCTGATTTCTAATTACAATGGGGTCATATGACCCCTGGGGGCCACCTGGCCCCTTTTTCTTTTAGTGGAGCTCTTCCCTCCATATGATAGGTAGTATCCAGTATTGCTCATGACAGCGAATGTTACTAGCGGCGGCTTATGCTCGTGACGGCGAATTCTATTAGCGGTGGCAATAAACTATCTGTTATGCGTACTCCCTAAGGATCCAGCAAGAGCTGCGTTAGTTTCATTAGCCACTCCCTTTCAGAAGAGCTATTATCGCGATAGCTACCATAGCTATATTAGCCACTCCCCAACGGAGGGGCTTGTGTCGCACTAGTCGCGATAGCTACACTAGCTGCACTAGCCACTCCCCAGCGGAGGAGCTTATGGTGCTCGAGCTGCGAAAGTAGCCGATGCCACTCCCCAACGGAGGGACATAACCTCTAATTATTACCTATTAACTTATTAGCCATGAGACCATCACGCACTACCGCCAAAGCCACTCGCTCAGCTGTGGACGCATTTAAGGCAGCGGAACCTAAACCACAGGAACCAGTCAAGGCGTTTATGCTATACTCAATAGCATTTACGACTAAATACCAAGGGCGTATCTGGAACAGAGAATGCGCCGATGGGACTGTCCGATTAGTGGGCACAGTTACGAAGATTAGTAATGTCACCCACCAGGGCTCCCCTATTGACAATGGCCAGTTAGCTGGTCTTACGGTAGAAGTCCGGGTAACACCGGACCAATTTGAAACCATTACTGATAATATCGCAGATATGATGGGAGGGGGCGTTTCCATCCTATTTGAAGTCGGAGAGCCCAGCTTCTCCGTACTAACCGTAAATGGGATGGATACCCATAGTATCACATTCTACTCCTGCGGGATAGAGGGAATGGAAGTAAATAAGACATCTATCGGCGGCCTAGGCTTTGAATCAAAGCCCGCGATGGATGCCTGGCTCTTAGCAGCGCGGTCTCAGAATAATGCTCGGCAGGAGCGCCGGCAATTAGAACGTACTTCCCGACTCGCTGCTGCACGAGCAGCAGCGGATGCAGCAGGTAACGATGCAGAGTGGGCGGCCCCTGCCGCAAGCACCAATCCTATGGAATAAGAATCAGCTGACCTTATCGGAGGTCGGCCGATATACGCCTCTCTACTGGTAGAGGGGCGTGTATACCATTCTACTACAGAGAGATCGAGGGACTACCCGAACCCCAGGAAGGAGTTTATTACATCGTATCCGGGTTGGTGGCCGCCGCGGCCGCTAAGATAGGTCGCGTGGACTGTTTAGCCCCCCGGGGCATTAGTCCAGGATAAATCTAACCCTGGGACTGTTTTAGGGTGCCTGTTTTTACAAAAGTCTTAAGTTAGTTATCAGCTATCAGATGTCAAGATTTAATCTTAGAGGTGTTATGCTGTCATTTGAAGAGTTTCAGGGTACCTCAAAAAAAGAATTGCTGTCATTTGAAGAGTTTCAGAGTCACGTTTTAGAGATATTTAATGCCTCTAAAGAGGAGTGTAAGTTTTGCTCTTCTTCTTATCATTTCTTGGCATTAATTAATTACACTGGCTGCCAGTGGTTATTTTTTACAGTCAAATACTCAATAGACCCTGACGCTTGCAGTTATGGCCGTTGGAGTGTCGTAAAAGAAAAAGACAAAGGTTCGGATTCTTTAGTAGAAGCAATAGAAATTGTTTCGCAAAAAACAGAAATTGCTGTTTTTAAAAAATAGAAAAGTAATTAGTTATCAGTTATCAGCTAACAATTATTTAGGAGTCAAAAGAATGGTCGTTAACGCCACGCCTGATGTAATCACCCTCGTCTCTAGACAGGGGGTCGAGCAAGACTCCAAGAACCAGTTTCTCGCTGAAACTGTTGAAATTCTCAAAGAGATCCCTCCGTCGGGGATTCTCCCACGAGTTTCAATAGTCACGGGGGAAATCGATGGTATTGCCATCGAGTCCATTGTTTACGGAGAGATCGAGGGACTACCCGAACCCCAGGAAGGGGTTTATTACATCGTGTTAGGGTTGGTGGCCGCCGCGGCCGCTAAGATAGGTCGCGTGGACTGCCTTACCCCTGGAGGGTTAGTCCGGGATAAATCTAACCCTGGGACTGTAGGGTACCTGTTTTTACAAAAGCTCTAGATTGGTTATCAGCAATCAGATAATAGAGGCTATGTTGTCATGTTGTCATATGAAGAGTTTCAGAATAGCGTATCAGCAGAGAAACAACTGCTGTCATTTGAAGAGTTTCAGAGTCACGTTTTAAAGGTATTTAATGCCTCTGAAGAAGAATGTGATTTCTCTAATTTTTCATATGCCTTCTACGCAGAAGTCAGCTACCAAAAATACCAGTGGTTACAGTTTGTGGTTAGATACATAACAGACTCTGAAAGCTGTTATTATGGCCGCTGGATTTGTGTTAAAAGATACGACAAGGCCTGTAAGACTATTTCGGATTCCTTAAATCAAGGAATAAAGGCCCTTGAGCGGCAGACAGAGGAAAGCATCAAAGAAGAGATTGATGTTTTTAAACGCTTAGAGAAGTAATCGGTTAGTAAAACCTATCAGGAGTAAAAAATGAGCCTCTGCTTATCCTGCTCCCGTCGTAAAGATCAAGACCCATGTATGGGTCAATTCAGTGACGGGCACTACTACTGGTGGACCCCAGTAGTCCAGTCCGAATTGGAGAAGGTACCGTCTTGGGTACGGGATAAAGAAGTCTATTCTGTCAAAGAGTGCTTCCGATGGAAAGAAAACCCTTAAGTGCCTTAATGCTATGTGCAATGGCACTGGTCGGCGTAGCTGCATTCGCTGACGTAGCATCTAACCTATCGAAGGCAAGGCCTTCCGTATGTAGTGCTAATAGTGACAAGGTAGTAGATAGAGTTCGGGTGGTCGCATTCACCGATCCCTTGCTTGCCTCTAATAAGAGAGGCTGTTATGTATATGTGCCCTTAGATGGGCCCCCGCCTGAGATAGGCGAGTGGTTAACTATACAAGGTGATATAGAGAATGGTGAGTTAAAGGGCACTTATAACCGTACTTATCTAGACTACGATAGTGTGAGTAGCCCTAGGCTCAAGAAGCGGTTCCTCAGAATAGAGGAGCCCTTACGGGAGACCGAGCCTGGTTCTGGTTACTATGCTATAACTAACCTAAGTCTAAAAATAGATGCGCTCGACGTGCGGGCCATCAATCATGCGTTACAACACGGCGGTGTCGTATATGCCATCATCGAATGGGACGAGGGCATAGTTCATACTATGACCTTCGTTGACGAGACCGAGTTCAATGAGGCCATAAAACGTGCTAGATACAGTGCTCGCCCTTATACTAGGGAATAGGCCCCCGCCCATACCAGTGGGCCTATGCGATATAAGGCGCCATAATGGCTCCTACGTGACAATTGAGAAGGCCTGGGCTAAGAGCACTACATACTCTAACCCTCTCCTACCCAACCATGCCTACGTCCTCCTATACGAGGGTGCGGGCACTAGCAGGTGCAGTATACTTATCCTGGCTAGGGGAGTACGCAGCGGTAGGTTTATACAAGTAACGGGTAACGTTAGTAACGGCACGTTAATTAACGTTACCATCATTACCTTAAATGGGTAAGTCACATGACAATCGTATTAGCGTTGATGGCCCTCATAGTATCTCTGATACCATATCTTAGTATCGAGATACTGCTAATGGCCCTTATGCCGCTGATAAGCGGTGATAACGCGATGGGCGTATTAGCTATAGTGATAGTTGGCACTATCACCAGTGAGGCCCGCATGAGTAACCCGGCCTTCACTGGTATGCGAGTAGTTACCGCCACTAGCGGATATGACGCATCGGCCTCGCTGCTAATACGAATCACCAGCCTAATTGGGGGCATAGTAGCCAGTCTAGGCATAATAGTTATGGACCAATACCTCGGTGTATCTCATATGTGGATAACGCCATTAATGATGGCCATCTTCATATTAGTGCAGTGCTGGAGCCGCGCCGAGATGGTAGGTCTAGCCGTTATCACGGCTATCTTCCTATGGTTCCTGCATAGTCAGCCCCACGCTACTACCATCCTGGGTATGGGGGGCTACGTTATGGCCAGCCTAATATGCCCCGCTAGACGTAAGACTGGGGACTGTGAGACCAGCAATGCACTGAGCATCGCTATGTCGCTAGGACCATTCCTCGCTATTGGGTTACCTGTAGCCGCAGCCGCCCCCGATGGTAAGACTGAATCTTATCTCGAGGCCGTTGTGCGGGGCATATCATTGGGACTAGTCATGTTAGGTAATAGTAGCGGGCGAGATGCCATGAGCTCCTACCTGGCCCTAACGGATGTAAACCAATTCCATTGGCCCGCCTTCGTCGGCGCAGTAGTGTTACTGACGCCCCTATTCTTATCAGCCTATTGGCTGACCATCTGGATGATAAGGAGCCCCATGTGGCAACGTTGGTTACACGCCGGCCCCACTCGCCTTATCAATCTAGGTGTAACGGCGGCCGCGCTGGTCGTGTTGATGGCATCGGCTCACGTTAGTATTCTATTCCTACCGGGGGCCGTATGTCTAGGACTGATGTATATGGTAGGGGAGTTATCAGGGATAGATAAGATGCTACCCTTCCCCATACTAATAGTCATCAGCCTCATAAGCCAATGGGGCTCCTAGTATCCCATTGTCGATGCCCCAGTGGGGCACTAGGGGCATCGACTGCGGCCTAATCGGCGGCACTGGGTGTACCCATCCATTAACCACACCATGGGAGAGCTATATGGAGCCTATAGAATTAGATGCGCGTCACGTAGCGTATCTATCACTGTTCATGTTCATGGTGGCCGTGCTGGTCATCACACATAGTGTAGCAATACTAGTAATCGTAGCATTCCTGGCCCGCGCACTCTATTTATCGAGCTCCAAGCGGAGCAATGCGCGTATCATACTATCACCTAATGGTGTAGAGAGTCGAGTAGGCGGGAAGAGCTACTGGAAGATAGGGGAGGTAGGAAATGTCTAGCTA